ATACACTGACGGAGTATTTGAACTGTATTGCATCGAAAATGATGAGTCGGAAGATTATCCGGAAGAAAAGCTCCGTGATACCGGAATGCGCTTTTGGTATCGTGAGCTTGCGGTATATGACACCACCAGAGCAAAGCTATCCGCTGACAGCATCGAAGTGACGCTAAAACTCGCTATTCCACAGTATAAGCAGATTAACAGTAAATGTGTCTGTATTATTGGCGGAGAACAACACGAGATCTACAATGTAGCGCACATCACTACGAAAGATGGATTTAGAGAGTCGGAACTGACTTTAAAAACACCAGCGCATGATCGTGAGGTGATCGCATGACACAAAAAGAATTGAGTAAGCTCTTACATGACACCGGCTGTCCGGTTAATGAGGGAGTCAGCAGTATCAAAAATGAAAAAGTTTTTCCTCGCATCGACTACTGGGAAATGCTGTGGGAAGATGTGATGGCATCAGGAGATGATTACTCGCAGGAAATCACATGGCAGATTAGCTTTTATGCAAAACGTCCTCGCAATCCGAAGCTGATGGAACTGAAAGAGCTGTTAAATGAGCTCGGCTACCATCCGACTATTGCTCACGAATACGTGATTGAAGATAGAGTATGGCATTCTTATTTCTCAATCACTACGGATG